ATATATAGAATATTTAAATTTGATTATATTAAAGTTTTATTAAAGTTTTATTAAATTTTGTTTAGAAATAAAGGAAGCTGTACTAGTACAGCTTCCTTAAAAGAATTAGCTATCTTTAGCTAATGATTTGAAGTAATCTTCTAAGTCTTCATCATCATCAGATGACACTGTAGTTGCTGTTACAGCAGGAGCTGGTGTTTCTTCTTTTTTAAACACTTCGTTCCACTCAGGATTACTCTTAGGTGCTTCAGCAGGTGCATCAGGTGAAGTCTTTTCAGTAACTTCGTTGAGTCTTTGTACTAGCTCATCATAAGACTTAAAGTTCTTAGGATTAACTAACTCATGTACATCATGCTGAGCTTCGAACACAGATTTCATTTTATTATCATCTTCTGATAGAGGAGATGACTTTTCAAACTCAGACGAATCATAGTTCCAATAACCTGATACAGTCTTTATCTTTATTCTGAAGTTTGCACCTTCAACAAGGTCAAAAGGATTAACAGGAGTATCATCTGCAAACTCAGGTTGCATAACACCCATAATCTTATCAAAGATTTTTTGACCAAACCTAAAGATTTTTACCTGGCCTTCGTTCTCAGGATTCTCAGGATCTTTAAGAATCAGAGCATTAGCAAAATAAGAAGTTCTTCTTTTCTGCTTCCTTGCAATATCCTTATTAGTCTCTATACCAGAGTTCCAAAGAGTGGAGTTATATTCACTAACTGGATCTTTTTGACCAATTGTAGTTAATGAATTTTCAATATACCACTTTCCTGTTGGACCTTGAAATCCATGATCGTACATTCTAATCCATGGTGTCTTAGATGAATCAGTACCAGGTAACAATCTTATCACCGCATAACCAGTACCATCTTTACCCATCTTAGGTTTCCAGATACGGTCATCAGTTCTGTTGTCTTGATTACCTTGAAGTTCTTGTTTTAGATTGTCCGTAAGTTTTTCAAACGCAGACTTACGATTCTGCATATAGTCTTCAAAAGACATAAGTTTCTCCTTTTCTAGTTTCTAGTTTCACTTATTATTAGCTTTGAATATTTCTAACGCTATATCATTATAATATGTAATATTTAAAAATTTTTTCACAAAAGGTTGATATTTTTTTACTTTTTTTATATGTTGTGGCCAAAGCATTGGAATCTTTATTACTTTTTCATGTTTTTCAATAAATGGATAGAACATATCAATAAGACATAATGTTTCTAAACTTATAGTTTTTTTAATTACAAGATTATGCAATAATGGAATACTATAATCGTTTTCAACCATAACCATATCTGGTGGACTATATTGTGAACATAGATATTGTAACTCTTCTTTAAATTTTGATGGAAAGTTGTTTATCTTACTTTTATATTTTTCAAAGTTTTCCTTTTTCATTTCTTTAATCCAACAATTTGGTTTATCTAAGAAATGACAAACATAAAACATAAGCTGATCTTTATCAGATATAATTTTGACTAACTTTTCAAATGAATAATAATCGTTTCTATTATTATATGCTTCTTTACTAGCATTCACTTTACCTTGATATTTGAAATAATCATAATCAGAGCTAAAATGTCTTTGAAGTGCTAGATATTTTATATATGCGTAATAACCTGAATCAGACAACTGTTTTCTTTTTATATTTTAGAGCATTAACTTCTAATGCATCACGTTCTATTTTTTCTTTAATATTTTTGTTTAATAATCTTTTAACATCTCTAGGATCAATATCATAATCTTTACATACTTCTAATGTAGCATCAATATAATTTAACTTTTTATGTTTTACAGCTTCTTCAATTAACATAGGAAAAGATTTGTTATTAATACCAAAATCAGAATCAGTTATCTTTTTCAAAACCAGTCTCCTGTGAATTTTTTGTAATAATAATATCACACAACTGAGCAAACCAAGCATCAATTGTTGTTAAGTTTCTATCTTTATAATAATCTTTTACCATTGTAAGTATTTTTATTTTATCTTCAGTTGATGCTTTAGAATTATTCCAATATGTAGAAATATCTCTTGCTGTTTCTTCTATTTCAGAAGGTTTAATTAGAGGTAAGTCCATTGTAAGTATCAATCCTTTCTTTTAATATATTAGTGTATTTTATAATTTCTTTTTTAGTTAATGTAAAATTTTGTGTAGTACCATCTTGTACTGATATTAATATACAAACTTGTTCTGGCATTTCACCTGTAAGTTCTCTGTAAGATATAAAATAAAAACAACCTTGAATAAAATAATCTTCTATCCAATGTTCTTTTTTTGGTTTGTTAGCAGTCTTGAAATCAATGATTGAAAGTTTGCCATCATATTCAGCAATACAATCAACTGTTCCTGCTACCTTTAGTATATGTGAATGTAAAGGTGTTTCTAAACATCTTATATTATCAATAAGATCTAATTTAGAACGTATGCCCCTGAATAAAAACTCACCACTAGTAGAACCCAAATCATCCAGTTCTTCATTGAGCAAGTAGTTTTCGCATAATTTATGCATTGAAGTACCACGAGTTGTAGCAGCACGAGTAACCCTACTTGCTTGTTCTTCGCCAACTCTTTTTCGCCAAGCGATAAGAGAACTTTTGTCCGAAGTCTTAGATAAGACAGTTGTAATGGAAGGATACGAAACCACTCCATTAATTTCATAAACTCTTCCTTCACCACTATTCCTTTGTTTTATTTTAGGTATCTCTTTCCAAAGATGATTGAATTTTTTTGACATGATCTCTCGTAATTGTAGTACCTTTTAGTTCAAACATATCATCTAATAATACATTTTCTAAAATAGTTTTTAACCCTCTAGCACCAGTTTTTTGTTGTAAAGCTAATTCAGCTATTGCATTCAATGCATCTTTATCAAACTTAAGTTCTTGATCAGACTTTGCAAATAACTTGATATATTGATCTACAGGATTGTTTTTTACTTTAGATAAAATATAAACTAAATCATCTACAGTAAGTTGTTTCAATGCTGCTACTAATGGTATTCTTCCTATGAGCTCAGGTATAAAACCAAACTCTTCTATATCTTGAGGTGTTACTTGTTGTAATAAACTAATGTCAGGTTCATATTCTTCAATTGATGCATTTACACCTATATTTGTTGTAGGACCTATCTTTAATCTTTTTGCAACATTGTCTTCTAAACCAACAAATGCACCACCTACTATAAACATTATATTTGTTGTGTCTACCTGAAATTTCATTCTAGTCATACCAGCATTCTTTTCAACTTCTACTAATGTACCTTCCATTAACTTTAGAAGTGCTTGTTGAACACCTTCGCCACCAATATCTCTTTGTTTAGCATTGTTGTATCTTCTTGCTATCTTATCAAATTCATCAATGAAAATAATTCCTGTACCTGCTGCCTCAAACGATTGACCTGCAGCATTAATTAAACCATCAATCATTGACTCAACATCTTTACCAACGTAACCTGCTGCAGTTAATGAATTAGCATCTGCAATATGGTAAGGTACTTTCATAAACTCAGCTAACTTTTTTACTAGATATGTTTTACCAGAACCTGTTGGTCCTAATAACATAACATTAGTCTTATCGAGTCTATCTTTAAATTTAGAATCTCTATAAATCAATAATCTTTTGTAGTGATTATGAGCTGCTGTAGAAAGAACTTTCTTAGCTCTTTCTTGCCCAACAACGTAACTGTCTAAAAAATTGTAAATCTCTTTAGGAGTAGGAAGATCAAAATCAAATACGTCTGGTGTATTGTGAATTAAGTCAACTTTTTCTTTAAGCCCTTCTAACATGTCTGATAGAAAGGTTCTATCTTTGTCAGCAATATTCATATTATATAAGGTGGTCTACACCTTTCCCTCTAGGATGTTTTTCTTTGATAAGTTTCAGTTTATCTTTGAAACCACCAGGTAATTTTCCACCATCTATAGTTCTTCCACCAATAAACGAAGGAGTAGTTAATAATTTTTTTATATGAGGATTTTCTTTGAGATATATTTCACATTGTTCATAAGAAGTAAAAAACTCTGTAGATTCTTCTTTAGTTTTTGTGTTAACAAAATTGTATGTAGGCATTAAACTTTATCTTCCTTTGTCATAATCTTTTTAGCGAGCTCGTCAAAAAATACTTTAAATGATTTATCATCTTTAAACAACATAGGTGTTCTATCAATCATATTTGATAGAGTATTCCACGAAGTTCTTGCAGCTCTTAATGCTTTTTTGCTGTACATAAAATGTCTCTTTTCCATTACTACTCCTAATATTATAGTAAAAATTGTAATAAATATTTTATTACAATATAAATTATTTATAGATTTGGTACATGGCTGAAATACAAGATAACTTAAAAACACAAAGATCTCGCAAAAACACTATTGTTGAAAGAAAAACTGATGCTGCATTAGATAAAAGAACTATCGCAAAAAAATATAGAGACTTAGCAGATAAAGCACAAAAGAGTTTAGGAACAAAAGAATCAATAAATTTTTTTAGGGATAAATTAACAAGAAGAAAAGTAAATCATGAAGTACTTCTTAAAAATTATAGAACTGCTGCAAATCCAACTGTAGGTTCAATGTTGGTATATAATTATGATCCCAAACATAAAAAGAAACTTCCTTACTATGATGAACATCCATGTATAATTTTATTAGACTATACTAAAGATGGATGGTATGGAGCTAACCTTCATTATCTTCCTCCTAAGTTAAGAGCAGAGTTATTAATTGAAGTTGGTTGGAATAAAAGAAGACCTTTAAGACAAATTGCTGCAGCAATGGAACGTAACGAGTATACAAAAATATGTCTTAAGAGATATTTAAGAAGTCAACTAAATAGTAGAGTAAAGGTAGTTAACAGAGAAGATTGGGAAATCATAGTTCAGCTTCCTTTTGATGCTTTTGTAAAAGAAAGTAGAGCTCAGATTTGGAGAAAGGCTAGAAGATAGTGTCATTACAAGAATTTAAAACTTCTGTATATGCTGATAGTGGTTTAGCTAGAGCAAATAAGTACGTTGTAAATGTATTCTTGCCAAATGCTAAAACTGCTCAAGGTTCTGGTCTAATTGGTACTTTATTTAAGAATATGCCAAGTACACCATTTAGTCAACCAGGAAGTTCTTTTATCAATATTCCTGGATTCTTTACAGGTTCACAAGGTGTAAACGTTGATGTTGCACAGCCGCTAAGAAATGCTTTAGCTAACAAAAATTTTGTCAATTCAGTTAGTAAGTTAGGAAGGCCAATCAGTGGATTTGTATTTCAAAATGTTATTGGAAGAGGTAGACAGTTAACATTATATTGTAGTGGTGCAGAATTACCATCAAGAGATGTTGAGGCTACAGAATTATATCTTTATGGTGAATCAAGACAAGTTGGTTATAGACATCAACATCCTCAACTAGCATTACAATATTATTGTTCAGAAGATTTAAGAGAAAGAAGATTTTTTGAAGAATGGCAAAATATGGTATTTGATCCATATTCAAAAAACACAGGTTATTATGATGAATATACTTCTAAAGTTCAAGTACAACAATGGGATTATGGTTTAACTAGAATGATGGCAGAATATGAATTTGAAGAAGCATATGTTGCTACTGTTGGTAACTTAAACTATGATGCAGCTAATGGTGATATACAAAGATTAGCAATTAATTTTAATTATAGAAATTACAAAAGAACAGACGGAGGAGTTACTAACGGAGGTTCAACTATTGGTAAAATAGTTGATAACTTTGTAGGTGGTCTAACTAGAAAAATAGGATTGTAAAATGGATTCAATAGGTAACATAAACCAAATGAGCATAGAACTTACAGCTTTTATCCTACCTTGGATAGGAGTTATATTGTCTGTTATTATTGCTATATGGTTAAAAGATTTAGCTACCAATGCAGCTAAAGGTTGGGCATTCAAATCTAATCAATCTTTTAATGAAGGCGATCATATCATATTAGATGGTAGAGACGCTATTATTGTAAAGATAGGAATGGCACAAACAGTATTTGGTGTGTATACTGAAAAAGGTTATACATGGAGATACATTTCTAATGACAGACTAGCAAGTACTAAAATAGAAAAAATTATAAACAAAAATCTTCATTTAGATACTGAAGCTGAAAAAGGTTTAAGAATACAAAAAATGATTGATGCTTCTCAAAACGAATTAATAAAAATGAATGAAGATAGAATAAAAGAGAATAAGAAAAATATAGAGGAACTTAAAAACAAAAATTAAATTATGAGGTTGTAATGAGTTTAAAAAATATCAAGTTAAAGACACCAGAATATGATGATGTCTTACCTTCTACAGATTCACCTATAAAATTTAGACCATTTACAGTAGCAGAAGAAAAGCTATTGTTAATTGCTAGTGAATCTAAAGATACAAAACAAGTATCAAATTCAATGAAACAAATTATTGTAAACTGTACAAGTCAAAATCCTAGTATCTTGCCTTACTATGATGTTGAATATTTGTTTACAAAAATTAGATCAAAGTCAGTTGGTGAACAAACACAAATAGTTAGTAAATGTGAAAGTTGTGAAGAAGACAATGAAGTAAGTATACAGCTAGATAATGTTAAAGTAATTAAAAACGAAAACCATGAAAAAACTATAAAAATCAGTGACGAGTTGGTTTTTGTATTTGATGATCCAACTATAGATACAATTTCTTCGTATGACGAGAATACAAATTCTGTTGATAATATAGTAAGCATGATATGTGAAACTGTCAAACAAGTTCAAATGAACGAAGAGATTAATGATGTAACTCCTGCAGATAAAGAAGATTTAAAAGGCTTACTCGAACAATTAACAACTGATCAGTTTCAAAAAATAAGTGGTTTTTTTGATACAATGCCTAAAGCCGTAATTGATTATGAATTCGAGTGTTCTAAGTGTAAGCATATAAATAAGGCAAGAGTGGAAGGTATGCATAATTTTTTTTAGTTAACCTTTCCCACATGAGCTTGGTAGCACTTATGAAAAACATTTTTGGTTGTATACAACACCACAAATGGTCTTACACAGAGATAATGGAAATGTTACCGTGGGAAAGGGATATATACTTTAATTTATTAGCAGCTCACATAAAAGAAGAAAACGAAAGAATAGAACGAGAAAGTAAAACTTAATGGCTATTGAAGATAGAGATTATAAAGATGCATTAGCTAAACACGAAGCTGAAATTCGTAGTATGGAAAGAAGTTTATCTTCTTTTGGAAGGATGCAAGAATCTTTAGTAGCAACACAAAAAGAACTTTACAGTAAAAGTACAGCAACCATCACAAACAAACTTGATGATCTTAAAGGAGCTTTTACCAAATCAAATACACAAAAAGCAGCAACTACGTCATCAAACAATGACAAGAAAATTGAAGATTCAAAAGACGAAAATGAATCTTACTTTAAAAAACTAATCAATAAAATAGATGAAAGATTTCCAAAACTTGAACTTGGTGGTAGAACAAAAGGAATGGAAAATAGAGCAAGAAAAATGCAAGAGTCTTTCTATAAAAGTTTTAAAGAGTTACCAGGAAAACTTTCAAAAAGTATATCAAAAGGAATAGGTAAAATTTTTAGTCCTATTTTGAAAACCTTTAATGCTATTAAAGATGCAGGAATAAAAGGAATATTATTAGCATTAGTAGGTGCTTCGTTCATAAAATTCTTAGAAGGTATACAAAAAGCATCTGAATGGTTTGGAAACAATCCTTCTTTTGGTGAAATGTTAGCATCAGGATTATCAAATTTGATTGGTTTCTTTACAGGCGCTAGTGATGAAGAAAGAAAAAAAATGGCTGAAAATATAGTTAACTTCTTTAATGAAGTTGGAGATTTTTTCAAAAAGCAAGCCGAAAGTTTTAAGAAGATAAAAGATGCAGAAGGATTTTTTGGAACATTGAAAGCAATGTTTGAAGAGTTTCCTGTGTTAACTGGAATAATAGGATTAATAGCTTTTGGAGCAGCATATAAATATATAAGAGCAGTAAGAGGTTTGTTTAATTTTTTTAAAACTTCTAAAGTTCCAAAACCAGATGCTAAAAATTTAAAAACTGATAGAACAAAAAATACAAACATTAACAAAACTGAAAAAACTCAAACTAGTCAACAAAAACCTAAACCTAACATAAAATCATATCCTGCAGGTACAACTATTGATGGAAAAAAAGTTGGTGGTCAAACATATAATGCTAATAAACCAGCTCCTAAAGGATTGCAAATGGGTAAAGTAAATCCTATAGTTGATGCTGCTAAAAACACTGCAAAAAATACAGCTACCAGCACTGTTAGTAGATCAGTAGCTAATTCAATGTTGAGAAAAGTTGGAGCAGGAGCTCTTGGAATGTTAATTCCTGGAGCAGGTTGGGTTATGACAGCTGCAATGATTGCTTCGTTAGGATATGATGCATACACACTTGCTAAAAATACAGAAACAGGTCAAAGTTTTTTAAGTGGAATGAAAAACTTTTACAATGAAAACATTGCTGGACCTAAAGGTCAGATAGGTAAAACAGAAGATGCTAACAATGGTAATAAAATTACAAAACCTGATGATAGTTTAGTAAACGCAGTTAAAAAAATGAATGAAAATAATAATGCAGGAACAAATATCACAACTCCTGTAGTTACAACTAATAATGTAACTAATAATACATTAGCAAAAAGTGATATTAAAGTTTACACTAATAGTGCCGGCAAAGGACCTTATTCAATGGTACCTCAAGGTGGGTTTTAACTTTTTCTTGTTGGTCTAGGTCTTTTAGGTTTAGTTTTCATGGCCTTAAAAATACTTTGAAACTTTGGTTTTTTGCTTTTCTTACTTTCTTTAAGTAAAACAGTCTTACTAGTTTCCCAATTCAATATACCCATATTTTTTAAAGTGTCTTCAGTCCAAATTTCAAATTTAAATTTGTTGTCTTTAGACACTTCTGTTGCTTTGTGCCACTTAGCCATGTTAACTGTATATGTTAACATTTCGTTTAAATATTTGTGTCCTGGTTTACCTTTAGGTTTGGCTGGTTTTTCTGTTTGAACTTTTGGTTTTACTTCAACAACTTTAACATGACCATTTTTAAACTTTATGTAAAAGTCAGGATAATATTTGTATCTTCTTTTATGTAAAGGATGTTCGTATGGAATTGCTATCTCTTCAGATGCCCATTCAACAACATTCTCATTAAGATCCAACCATCTCATTACATTTCTTTCCCAATGAGATCTGTATGTAATGTCGTTTTTATCACCTACATACTTTTGTGGATTCTTAATATCAGTAAATTTTCCCTTGTGATACATATAAATACCCTATATAAAATATTTATAAGGAAACTCAATGCCAGCAGGTATATATACATTTCCAAGCAAAGGTCTTGGTGTTGAAAATGAAATTCCTGGCTCTATACAAATTATAGCTAGAAATGTAGAATTTGGTATGACATCTACTGTAAAAAGACCATCCACTTTAAGAGGTGGATCAAGTGTTGGTACTGAAAACATTACAACCAAGCCTGATAGAATTAGAACTGAAGCATACATAAATTTACCTATGCCACAAAATTTATTATATGCTCAATCAGCTTCTTATAATCAAGGTCAAACTGTAGGTGCTTCAGTAGCAACTACAGCAACTGCTTTACAGGAATCTGCATTAGATGATACTTTAGGTAACAAAGCCAAAAATATAATAGGTGGTATAGTTTCTGATATAGCTAGAGAAATAGCTTCTACACCTTTACAATTAGCAAAAGGTATTGTAGCCAATCCATTTACATTTACATTATTTGGTAAAATGGAACATAGAACATTTAATTATAGTTGGGTATTTTTGCCAAGGAATGAAATAGAATCGCAAGAAATAAAAGCTATATGTGATGCATTATCTTATTATCAGTTACCAGGAAGAAATGATTCTAGTTTTTTACAAATGCTAGACATACCATTACATTTTGATATAAAATATTTATGGGGAAATAGTTTAAACAGATATTTAGAACAACCTAAAAGATGTGTGCTTACAAATATAAATGTAAACTATGGTGGAGCAACTAGAGCTCAAAGGCACATAGATGGAGCTCCAATAGAAGTAGGTTTAGATTTAACTTTTATTGAAGTTGAACCACTAATAAGAAACAAGATAGGAACTAGTGGATCAACTATTACAGGAGGAGATAAATTTAATCCTGATGCTATGGCTGAAGCCAAAACTAAGTTAGGTAATTTAAACAATAGAGTTGTAAATGCTGATATGGGAGATCAAGACGTATGAGTTATTTCAATGAATTTCCATATACTGAATATACTTTTCCTAACAATGAATCTAAACTTGTAAAAAACATTTCTTTTAAACCGGAGATAATTGAAAAAGTCAAACAAGAAAGATCTGCTTTTGAAACTTACATTTTACAAGATGGTGATACAGTAGAATTAGTTGCACATAAACTATATAATGATATAAACTTACATTGGGCTGTAATGATATCAAATGACATGGTAAGTCCTTATTTTGATTTTCCTTTATCAACTACACAATTTGATGAATTTATATTTCAAAAATATAAAAATCAAACTGACTCAGATGGTAATTCTGTTACTTTATCTAGATCTGATACATTGGCATTTACACAATTTGTTGGAACAGCAACAAATAATTACAATACATTAATAGGTGGTGTAACAGCAAAGCCACATCATTTTATAGACTCTAACAAAAATAGATACTCATATGATTATGTAGTTAACAATCCTACAAAAGCGAATGCATTTAACAGATTAGAATCAGACAATATTAATACTTTTCCTATAGTGTCTCCTGTATCAATATATGATGAAGAACAAGCATTGAACGAAGGAAAAAGAGCTATACTTGTTTTAAAAGCTAGTTTTGTTAATCAAATAAAGAATGAATTTCAAAGGTTATTAAATGAGTGAGTATGCTGGATCATACAAATTAAAATCTGTTAATATTTTTTCCAATAAAAACAAATCTGATATTATTGGAATGATATCAGAAATCAATATTTTTTCATACATAGAACAACCATCAACAACTGTAATGATTACTATGAATGATTCTACTAATTTTTTAAATGACTATCCTATAAAAGGAGGTCAAGAAATTGAAATAGAAGTTGAGTTTGGTTTTGAAAATAGAAAGTGGAAAGTAACTATAGCAGCTATTGAAAATATAAACTCTGATCTAAAAACAACAGTATATAATTTAAGATGTGTTTCTAAACTTCTATTTAGATCACATTATACAAATGTATCAAAATCATATAGTGGAAAAGTATCAGATATAGCTAAATCAATTTTTAACGAATACAAAAGTGATGATGAAAAAATAAGAATTTGGCAAGATTCATCAAACAGTAGTTCTTATGTAATTCCTGGTTGGTCACCAGTTCAAACAATAATGTGGTTAGCTCAAAAATCAAGAGCTAAAAATACAGATACTAGATTTAAATTTTTTCAAGATTCATTCTTAACTTTTAATTTTTTACCTTTAGAAAGTTTAAATGAATTATACAAGGATAATGAAATACAAACCTTTTATCATAATGTGATAAAAACTCAAGGTGTAGAAAGAACAAAAAGAGAAATGATGGAAATCTTAGAATATAGTTTAAATGATACTAACAATATATTAGAAGGTTTTAATAATGGTTTTCTTTCGGGACAATTGTTTGAATATAATACAACATCTAAGAGATCAAATAATATTACATACAATTATTATAATGATTTTGAAAATTATAAAGAAGAAACAACTAATAAGAGACCTCTTTGGAGAAAGAACGATTTATCAAATACATTTATTGATGACTCTATAGGAAGTGGTTTACAAATAGAACAAATTTCAAGATTTAGAGATGATAAACTTGTAGATACAAGTGAAGCATTAGACAGATCAAGACTAATCAATAGTTTTTTCAATTTAAGTAATAACATGATTACAATTCAAATAAAAGGTAACAATGTTACTGATATTGGACAAATTATTAAATTAGAATTTCCAAAAATTAAACCAGCAATAAAAGGTGATATGGTTGATAAACACATATCAGGTAGATATTTAGTTGTAGGCAAAAGACAACAGTTTGGACCTAGAGATAATATTATTTCATTAGATGTAATAAGAGATTCAACAATGTTAGATAGTAGTTATAGTGGTAATGAATTAATGGGCGGAGAAGAAGTATGAGTTATTTTGGCGACACATTTAAATGGTTTATTGGAGTTGTTGAAGATAGAAATGATCCAAGCGAACTTGGAAGAGTTAAAGTAAGATGTCATGGTCTTCATACAGATGACAAAACTTTAATACCAACTAAAGATCTTCCTTGGGCTCAGGTAATGATGCCTGTTACTTCTGCAAGTGTTGGAGGTATTGGAGAATCACCAACAGGTATAGTTCATGGATCTACTGTTGTTGGTTTTTTCACAGATGGTGTAAGTATGCAACAACCATTTGTAATTGGAACTTTTCATGGAATGAATAAAGTAAAACCTGATTTTGAAAAAGGTTTTAGTGATCCAAACGAACAACATCCAGTAAGAGTTGGAGAAGTAGGAATTGCAAGTGATAATGACTTACCTCATAACTCTCAAAGACTTCAATACAAAAAAACAGATAATTTTACTAAAAGATTAAATGATAGAGTTGAAAATGTAGACACAGCTTCACCTCCTAAAGTTTCATCTGTAGCACAAGATAAAGATAATTTATATTATGAAAAAGAAACTTGGGACGAACCTTTACCTTACAATGGAGGATCACCTAGATTTCCTTACAACAAAGTATTAGAATCAGAAAGAGGTCACATTAAAGAAATAAATGATACTCCGGGATCGGAGAGTTTATTAGATTATCATAAATCAGGAACATTTGAAGAAGTAATAGCTGATGGAACAAAAACTGTTAGAGTTAAAGGAGATAACTATACAGTAGTATTCAAAGATAATAATATGTTAGTTCAAGGTGATATGAACATGACTATTAAAAAAGATTTAAGAGTTAAAGTTGAAGGTAATTATCATTTGGAAGTTGATGGAAACTATACTGAAAATATACATGGTGAAAAACAAGTTAAAATATCTAACTCATATAATTTAGAAGTTGATCAAGATTACGTACAAAACATAGGTGAAGACTATGAGACTAGGATAAATGGTAATGAAGCTAGACATGTTGTTGGAGACAGAAGAAGTATTATTAATAGAACTGATTCAGTTAATATAGACAGTGATTATCAAGTATTTGTTAATAATACAATTAATACATTTAGTGTTAATAGAAATGTAACAGCAACATTAGATGAATATAAAGTTATGTCTGAAAAAGATATAACTGTTGAAACACCTGCTAGTATGATAACAGAAGTAGATACTAACGTAACTACTACTATAGGAGGAAATGTAACTGAAACTGTAACAGGTAATGTTACAGAAAATACAACTGGTACATATGCTAAAACTGTTACCGGAGCAGGTACAATTACAATGGAAAACAATGGAAGTGAAGTTAAAGCAAAAACAATTACACTTACAGGTCATACACATACTGACCCTGCAGGAGTAGCTGGAGGTCAAACTTCAACACCAAACAATTAGAGGTATGAATGCCATTACTTTGTGGTAAAAATTTAGAACAAGAATCTATAAAAGATGTACAGAATGAAATGAAAGATTTCATGAAGTTAGGTCGTGCTAAATTAGCAAACATAAAACAAAGTAATTTAGCAAAACAATTAGATGTTAATAAATTAAAAACAGTACCTAAAAAACTTAAAGAGGTTACAATAACTGGATATACAAATATAGTTACTATCCCTGAAGATACATATTTGATAGCTACAGTTTATGGAAAGAAACCAGGATCTGGACAAAAGTTTTTAATTTTAGATTATGTTTATGATAAACCAAACAACACTGTTTCTACAAAAGAAAAAGTATCTGAACTTATTGTAACAGTAGCAGTCCCAGATGGAGCTCAAGAAATAAATTTACAAGAAGAAATAGGTAAGTTACAAGGAACAACAGATGTTAATTCATTTTTAGAAAAAGCACAAGAAATACAATTAAAGTTTGGTTCTGCTACTCCAGCTCCAGATACAGCTGATGTAACAGAATCAGTTGAAAATAGTTCTACTATTAATTTAAGTGATAAACCAATTAATATTTTAAAAGTTAATGTTATGAAACAAGGAACAAATTGGTTTGGAGGTACTAATAGTTACAGACTTGATGATACTGTTGTATCTTTATATGTACCTGGTGAACCAAACAAACCATATGTAGCAAAAAAAATTAAAGTGAAATATACTGTTCCAGGTACAAGTTCTGTAGCAATGGGTACAAAAGGTAATTTTGACATAAATCAAATACTAGCTAAAGTTACAAAAGATAAAAATTTTACAACCAACGATTTAAAATCATTGGACAATGCTAAAATAAAAGGGCTCGTGGGTTCATATGAAAAAGACATTGCAAAAGGATTAAACAATTTAGACACATCAACTATGGGTAAAGAAGAAAGAGATTTACTTAATCAATTTAAAGGTGGCATAGGAAGTGATGGAAAATTAAATTTAAGCAATCTTGACACTGACAAAATTTTTGGTTCAGCTAACAAAATAGCTAGTATTCAATCAAAAGGTAAAGTTGAAGAACAAGCTGTTAATAAATTATTAAAAGGAGATTTAGTTGGAGCTTTTCAAGAAGGTAGAAAATTAAGCACAATGGGTGGATCAAAATTTCCTGGAGTACCAAGCTCTTTTGACTTAACTAAAAACACTGATCCCACTTCTGCTTTAACTGGTTTGTTAAATTTACAAACTGCAAGTCCAAGTGTAAGTACATTAACAACTGTTGAATATTCTGAAACTGCTGTTGGCAATACTGTTAAATTTGTTACATTAACAAAACCAATAGTAAGTATTATATCTGTTGAAGGAAATAGAGCTGGAACTAATGTTTTTTCAAATGTATCATTTACAAAAAATCAAAATACAATAACAACCACAAATAGTTATAAACGAATAAAAGTAACTTATAAAACTCCTGCTCCCAAAATAAAACCAGGTGAGGCTTTTGGAGAAAGAAAAATAGATACTTGTAAAGATATTCCTGAAATAAAAGTTGTTATTCAAGATTTTAAAAAAGAAGATTTGCTTGCTGGTAAAACTATAAGTGATTTTACTACAGTACAACAATTAAGTAAACCAAAAAAAGTACCTGAAACTAAACCAAAAGCTATTGCAATAGAAAAGCCAACATTAAATTTAAATGCAAAATCACCATACAGCGAAATTGGAATTACACTTGAAGAAAAAGAATTTTTTGAAAAAACTGTAACATATTTTGAATCATTAATTGATAATTTTTATCAACCAGAAGTAAGTAAACTTGAATCAGAAATAAAGGCTTATCAAGAAAAACCAGAATATAAAAAAATATACAATATTCAAAGAGCTAACAATAATAAAGATGCAGAAACTTTATTAAGCGAAGGTAAAATAACACCTGAAGATATGAAAGTGTTAGTAGAAATTCAAGATGAGAATGAAAGATATTTAGATCTTACTTTTAGTTTTACTGACGGAAAACAATATCCTGATCAAGGAATAATACAGACCGTTGCTGATTTCACAGGTGCTTTATCAAATGCTAATGTACTTATTGCGGTAACAAAAATTTGTTTACAAGGAGATGATAAATCTCTTGCGGCAAAGTTTCAAAAAGATTTAGATGATGCAAACAAAATTATTCAAAAAATAACTCCAGTATTTGATAATGCTAACTTTACAAAAGAAGACACTGAAAATCTCGAAAAAATAATTCCTATTGTTACTTTTAGAGGACCTCCAAAGGGTTTTGCTAGTGTAGAAGAAGCAACTAAAGCAAGAAGTGCCTTTATAAAACATTTCTTTGAAGGAGAAAGATTAAATCAAAAGACTATTGATTTAATAAATGATAAACAAGTAATTGAAAATATAATACCAATTAACTAAGGAGAGTTTAATGCTTACATTATTATCATCATTACTGGGTTTCGGTACCAGCTTTGTTCCAAAATTATTAGAATTTTGGCAAGACAAATCCGATAAAGCACAAGAGTTAAAAATTATGGCTCTTCAAATTGAAAGAGAAGAAAAAATGTTAGCAGCTAAAGCTGAAATGATGGAAGCTGCAAATGATATGCAAAGAGATGTTGCTTTGTTGAATCATGATATAGAAACTTCTAAGAATGCATCAAAATGGGTGCATAATTTAAGATCAACTGTAAGACCAATAATAACATATCTATTTTTTGTATTGTTCTTCTTCGTTGAAGGTGTTGCTGCATATGTAGTATTAAGAGATGGTGGAGATATTTCTGTAATAGCAAACACATTGTGGTCAGAAGAAACATCTTCAATATTTGCTGCTATTGTTAGTTTTTGGTTTGGTTCTAGAGCTATAAAGAAATAAAATGAATATAAGTGATAACTGTATAACTTTAATCAAGCACCACGAAGGTGTCAGAAATATGCCATATCAAGATCCAATTGGATTATGGACTGTTGGAGTAGGACACCTTATGGGAAATGGTAAAGTAAGACCAAAAGATTGGAATAGAAGAAGATCAAACGAAGAAGTAGATCAATTGCTTCGAAGCGACATAAGAAGATTTGAAAATGGAGTAGAATCTTTAATTAATGTTAAACTAAATCAAAATCAATTTGATGCATTAGTATGTTTTGCATTTAATGTTGGTTTAGGAAACTTACAAGCTAGTACATTAAGAAGGAAATTGAACAGAGGTGACTATGAAGGTGCTGCTAATGAATTTCCAAAATGGAGAAGAGCTGGTGGTAGAGTTTTAAAAGGTTTAGTTAAAAGACGTAATGATGAAAGAGTTTTATTCTTAAGTTAAGGTCTTGTAAAGAAAGCGAATACTACGTTTCCATTTACATCTTTAACTTCAAAGTCATTACAAACTTTTTGAAACAATGTCTTCATTGTATCAGAATCTGTTGTAGTATTAAGTAATGCATATTCGTTAAACATGTTTACTATTGCATCTGAATCAATTGATACATTTATAGCAGCAGTGTTTGTATTTACAGCAGTTTGTAATGATTGTACTTTTCCTTGATCAGAATCTAATCTATCAATAATCTCTGTAATTCTATTGTTTACAATTGATAACAATGCAGAATCAGAATCATGTTGTGTTTGTAATTTTTGTATAGCTGTAGAATCTGAATCTAATCTAGATTTTAAAGAAGCAACATCAGTTTTTAATGCTTCACCAGCATCTGCATCTGAATCTACTTTAGATTTTAAAGTTGTAAAAGCTGCTGCTGTAGATAATACAGCATTAAATGAATTAGTTGTTACAAGTGCATCTGAATCTGTTGCTTGTTCTTTGTTTACATTAACTAATATTTTTCTATTAGCAACCCAAGCATCTCTTTGACCATTGTATTGAAAAGAAGGTGATGTTCCTCTTTCAAACAACTCATCACTATCTGCTATTGTAATTCCAGCATTGTTATATTGATCGGAGTCATATGCTCCTTTTGCAATAACAATATTTTTGTCAGCTATTGTAAGTGTAGAAGAATTTACTACAGACTGAGCTCCGTAAACTTTAAGATCACCATGTATCCTTACATTATCAAAAGATACAAATCCATCAGCTTCAGAGTCTGCTAATAAACTATTTAAATTTTTATCTACTAATCCAGTGACTTGTGATCTGCCTAACTGGTTAGTAATTCTTCTCGAGTTCTTGGCCATAAACTATTTATTATAGAAAAAAACAAAAAAAATTTAAATTAGCTGTTGACTTTAGATTGATATGTGGGATTATAAAAGCATAGTTAAGGAGAATGTTATGAAAAATGAAGCAGTAATGAAAATAGCTAGATGTCACTTTACAGATGATTATGTTAAGGTTATATCTTATATGGGTATGGGTATATATCAAGTAGTATATCCTGATGGATCATTACAAGGTGCTCACGAATCAACTTTAGATTTTGACGGAGCTTTCGAAAACCAAGAACAAGAGAAAGGTACTTGGTCTGACTTTGCATTAGAAGGTTTAATGGAGAACAAATAATGGCATTACATTTTATAGGTTTTAGAGGCGACGAATATAATAGAGCTAAAAAGATATGGGGTGAACCAGATTTTATTCACCCTGTACACGATAGAAGAGCTTATGTTGAAATTGATATTTTTGATGATATTCTTATCTTTGCTAATAAAGAAAGACCAGATGTTATTAGCAAATACAGAAGAGAATATGAAGATATAAAAAAAAATTAACTGTTGACTTTAGTTTAGAATGTGTTATTATAAAAGTATAGTTTAAGGAGATATATATGATTTGTTCAACTAGAAGTTATGAGAAATGTCTTAAAGAAGGTTTAAGACCAATTACAGCTAAGTACAAAGCTACTTATTTGTATGTTTATCTAGCAGATGAGATTAAAAAAATTCAATCTAGACTTAGAAGAGATCCATGGAATGAATTTAATCAAGATCTTCTTAAGTTGTTACAAAAAAACAAAAAAGTATTATCAGAAGAAAAAAATGATGAAAAAGTTTGTAAAATGTTAGACTGTTTATATTCAGATTTATATTACGGTCTATGGAATTGGCAAGGAGAATTAAAATGTCAGTAAAAAGTAAGTTAAAAGTTGGTGACTATGTACTTGGTAAATACGGTACTGGTACTATAAGTAATATTGAGTTGTGTGAAAATCCAGGCGACAAATATGGTATTAAAGTTAAAGAAGTTTGGATGAAAGATATTGACAGAATTGTTGTTGATGTTGACAATAACCGTTTTGAATACGGCAAAGACTTAGATGTAATAATGTATTAGGAGATTTCAATGTTTGATTTTTTAGCAAGTTTGTTTTTATCTACAACAATTGGATTTACAACACCACCACATAAAGTTGAAACAATGTCACCAGAGCTTTTCTGTTTAGTTCAGAATATATATTTTGAAGCTGGTAATCAATCTTATGCTGGAAAAGTAGCTGTTGCAGAAGTTACAATGAATAGAGTACAATCAAAAAAATATCCAGATACAATATGTAGTGTTGTTAAACAAGCTAAAATGAGTAAATGGTGGAAAGAACAACACGATAAAAATGTGCCTGTAAGAAACAAATGCCAATTTAGTTGGTTTTGTGATGGAAAGAGCGACAAAATAAAATATGAAGGCACTTGGAGAAGTTCTATGATTGCTGCTTTTGATGCATTACAATCTGAAAGAAAATTTACAGAAGGTGCATTGTATTACCATGCTACGTATGTTAATCCTAAGTGGAATAAGAGTAAGGAATACATTACTCGTATAGGAGATCATATTTTCTACAGATAACTGTCATAAATAGTGTATGGCTATTTATGATCAAAAATTTATTAGAAAAAGTGTATACAAAGACTTAGATTTTAACTTTTCTAAATTAGCGCTCACTAATGATGTAGGTTCTAAAACTGATACTAATGCTATTAAGCAATCAGTTGTTAACCTAGTTATGACTAATTTTGGTGAAAGACCTTTTCATCCTGAAATAGGTAGTGATGTAAATTCACTATTGTTTGAACCTGGTGGTTCATTAACAAATAGTATTATTGAAGATGCTATTCAAAATGTATTAGAAAATTTTGAACCTAGAATACAAGTCATATCTGTAAGAGTAGATGACACACCTCAAAACATAGACGAGAATAGAATTTTTGTTAGAATAGTTTATAATTTTTTAGAAAAAAACGAAACAGATAGTTTTGATGTAGTACTTGAGAGGTTAAGATAATGGCTAGTTTAAATAGACCTTTAGTAGCTAATTTAGATTTTGATGATATCAAAGACGATATTATAAATCATTTTAAAGACAACGAAGAGTTTCAAGATTATAATTTTGAAGGCTCAGCTTTAAACACACTAATAGATATATTAGCTTACAACACACATTTGAATGCAATGACAGCAAACTTTTCAATAAATGAAATGTTTATAAATTCAGCACAAAAAAGAGAGAACATAATTGCAATTGCAAAAGGAATGAATTATGTCCCTAGTTCAACTACAAGTGCTAAAGTTGAAGTTACTGTTAATGTACCTAGATTAGGAAGTGAAAGATCTTTTGTAATTCCAGTTGGAACAACACTAACAGCAACAAGTGGAAATACAACATTTACTTTTAATTTAACACAAGATGCTATAGCACAGTTTTTAACAGGAGACACATCTAAACAAGTTAAATTAACTTTTGTACAAGGTAAAATGTTGACTGATAGGTTTGTACAAACAGAATCAAATACTAGCTTTCCAACTTTTGAATTATTAAATGGTAATGTTGATACAAAAACTATTGCAGTAAGAGTAAATGATGCAAAGTATACAAGACTAGATCCTGAAAACGAAAGTATCAATACATTAGATGGAACATCAACAATATTTTTTGTAGAGGAAACTACTAATGAAAAACATAGAATAAGACTTGGTAATGGTACAATTGGTAAAAAACCAAGTATTGGTGATGAAGTTGTAGTATCATATCTAACAAGTGCTGGTGCAAATGCAAATGGTATATCTTCATTTAGTATATCAGTATCTGGAAGGTCTGACATATCAATTGTTTCTAATGGAACTTCGTTTGGAGGAGCATCAATTGAAAGTGAAAGATCAATTAAAGATAATGCACCACATTGGTTTCAATCTCAATTTAGAGCTGTTACAACCAATGATTATGAAACAATAATAAAGAAAAATTATCCAGACATACAAGCAATAAACGCATACGGTGGTGAAGAAGTTGGAAAACCAGGAAAAGTTTTTTTAACAATTAAACCAAAAGTAGGTAATACACTTTCACAATCTGCTAAACTTCATATAAAAAATAATATTATAAAAAAGTTTAATATTGTTAATATTACACCTGAAATATTAGATCCAGAATATATTGAATTGTTATTAAACTCAACAATAATATATGACAATGCGAGATTAACATCTGACGAAGCTACTTTAAGATCTAAAGTATTTCAGTTGTTTACATCTTTTAATAATGATAGACTTTCAAGTTTTAAGAAAAGTTTTTTCGAACAAAATTTAGCAGAAGAAATAAAATTATTAGATAAATCTATTGTATCAATTAACACAAGAACTTCATTAAGATATGATGCAACTGTTACCAATAATAAACTAAACAAATATCAAATTAGTTTTAACAATCCGTTGTATCATCCATTGTTAGGATTCAATGCTGAAAAAGGTGGAATATTATCAACAAATGAGTTTAACAGAATAGGTAAAAGTTTTACATCTGGATTTAATGATGATGGAAAAGGCAACATAAGATTGTTTGATAATTTAGATGGCGTAAAAGTTTATGCAAATAATAAAGCTGGAACAATTGATTATGGTACAGGATTAATTGATATAAAAGATTTTGATCCCCAAGATGGTAATATTAATTTTACTGTTGTTCCAGATAGCTTTGATGTACTTTCTCTAAATGAATATATTTTAAGAATAAGTTTAGATTCATCATTAGTTAATATTGTAGAAAAAGATAATATAGAATTAATTAACTTACTTAACAAATCAAGAAGTGTATAATGTCTAAAAGAGTTTATCCTTATATAAGCGAGCAAATTCCAAATTTTATTCGTAGTAACTACGAATTGTTTGAGAAATTTCTAAAAGTATATTACGAATATATGGAAAAACAAAACGATTCAGACACTACTACAGATATTACAGCATACAAAAAATTAACTAATCCAAACGATCTTATTCAAGGTCAACAAGAATACAGAGATCCAGATAAATCTCTTACTCATTTATTAGAATATTTTAAAAGAGATGTTCTTCCAATATCAGCTACACCTCAAGGAAGTGATGATAGGTTTCTTATTAATAAAATAAGAGACTTATATCTTTCTAAAGGTACTCCAAATTCATTTAAGTTATTATTTAAACTTTTGTACAACAAATCTATTGAAGTACAACAACCTAACGAACAAGTTTTAGATACTTCTGAAGGAACTTTCGTTGCTTTTGATGTAGTAACATTTTTATCAAATGATTCGGATGGAGTTTTAAATAATGTTGATTTTAACAATTCTTTTATTGAACAAGATGATAGTGAAATAGCTTCTGTTATTTTTGGATCAAAAATTAATAAGATAGGAGCAAATTCTGTTGTAACTTTAACTACATCTGCTCCTTTCAACAAACAACCAGATTCTGAAATAGTTGTTATTAACAAAAGCGATAGAAGTAAGTATGTTACAGGTACTGTACTAAGACAAATAAAAAATTTAACTATTACAGATTCTGAAATTGGAATGTACAATGTCGGAGATGAAATACTTGTGAAGCAAGGAGATAACAAATTTAAAGTGCCTGTAAGATCAACAGAATCTGGTCCAGTAACTTCTTTAATTGTAAAAAACAGAGGTATAAATTATAAAGTAAATGATACTATTATTTTTACATCAAAAGGTTTTGGTACAGGAGGATCTGCTACTATAACATCAGTTGATTCAGCTGGTAGAATAACAGGTATTGATAACTCTAATGTAAGAACTGGAATATTAAGAAATGGTTATTTATCAAATGATTTTCAAAATGTAAATGTTCCAATATTTTCTGGTGGTAATTATAGTCAATTGCCACAAGTAAAAATTATTTCAAAAACAGGTCATAGTGCAGAAATTGTTCCTTTTTCAAATAAAATTGGAAGGATCAATGACTTTAATTTTTTTAACAAAGGTTTTTTTGATTCTGAAAATCATGTGTCTGTTGTTATGCCAATGAATATTAATGTTCATGACCAAACAGATTTGACTAATGGACAAACAGTTAGAATACAAAGGTTCGAAGCTGATTCAGAAGGTTTTTTATTTGATAGTGATACTTTTAGATTAAGTATAAAATTTAGTAATAGAAAATTTAATGAAACTGATAGTGAGTTAGTTAGAGTTAGAATACCTTATGCGTTTAACTTTAACACTTTCCAATGGATAGATAGTGAGTTTACTTTTAGTCATACTGATTCAGAATCTTTAGCACACGCATTCAAAGATATATTAGATAGAGAAATAAAACCAAACTCTACATATAAATTTAAAGTTATTGACAGTGATGAACAAGGTAATCCAGATTCAGAAACACTGAGAGTTTTTTTATTTTATTTTAATTTGAAGGGATTGGATGATTTTCATTTTGACTTATTAAGTAGATATGAAGATAGTGACAAATATAGATCAATTGCATTTAAAAAAATAAAAGTGACACCATTTTTAGGTTTGAGTGAAAACGTTGGAAGATTTCAAAATACTAATTTTATTGGAACTGTTGTATCAGTAAACAGTGATAAAAATATTGTTAAAATTTTAGAAACAGAAAAAATTGATTCTGATGATAGATTTCCAACAGATTCTGATTTAGACATTATTGAAAATAACAGGTATAGAATATTAAGATTAGTTCCTGTTGATAAAGAAACTAACAATGCAATGGTTGTTGAATCTTTTCCTTTTAAAAATTTAATAGCAAATCATCAAAGAGGCAAAGCTAGTGTTTTATTTGAAGGTTCAGGTCAAACATCAAAACAATTTTTAGACGAAAAAGGTTTTCTTAATTCATTAAGTGGAGGTGTTCTAAGAGATAATTTATTTTATGATTTGTTTAGTTATGTTATAAAGTCAGATTTATCAATTAATTCATGGAGAGAGTATGTAAAGAATATATTACACCCAGCTGGAATGAATCTTTTGAGTAACTTAAATATTGATTCTACAGTTAATAGTGAAACTAATAAATCAAGTATTGTAGATAACTTAGGTGAAACATTTAACATTACCTTTGATAGATCTTTAGATCATTCAGTAAATGCAGCTGAAAATTCTGGGTCTTTAAATGCAGCGACTTCGTTATATGCTTCAAATGCTTTTAATTTGTATAACACAACTTTTGAAAATGGAGTTTCTGTTACAGCTGATAATACAAGTTTAATTTTAGGTCAAGCTGAAGATGCTGAATTTGGTAATGCGTTTTGGGATTATGAACCAGTTGGATATATCGATCCTCAATCTACACAAACAAAAGATAGTGATGGATCTCAAATTATTCATGAAACAAATTTTATACATCAAACATATGATAAAAAAGATAAAGATTCAGATTATCTTCAAGATTTTTACAAATATAAAAACTTATCAAGATATCCAGATCAACAAACTATTACATTAGGTAAAACTGAATTCAAAGAAGGAGAAAATATATTTTTATTATTTGATTCAGAAAAAGTAAACAGAATTAACTTTTTAAGATTTGATTTTTCTAAAGATAGTGATAACAGTTATGCTGGCGACAGTGATGAAAAATTAATTTTTAAAGGTATAGAATATTTAAAATTAAAAGATACAGACTCTGATTTTGTAAAACAAGAAATAACAAAAAGAAACTACGAATACTTGATAGAGTTTAACAAAGATTTAAAAAATGCAAGTAAAGAAGACAATAGTTTTTCTTATGCAGTAAATGGAACAACCTTTTTAAACATGGAAGCATTCAATCAAAAGTGGAATACGATTCATAGAAAAAGAGTTAATAATGAAGGATGGGAAATACAAGGATATAGTTCTTCATTAGTAAATGCTACAGGTGCAGATTACAGATTCATAAACGAACATATGAATTTTGTTCCAAAATATTCAAAAGAAAAAGCATCAATAAACAAAGAATTTTGGAATAGTCAAAATACAATTGTTTGGCAAAATGCTTATCTAAACCCAATAAATAGTAAAGAAACAAATTTACTTTATATTGATTCGGATAGTAGAGATCCAAACTCATATAATAGTTCGAGAAAAGACTGATGACAGCAAAGATAACAAATAACTTTAATTCTTTTGTAGCTAAAGCTGTAAGAGATAATTTAAAAGACATTGATAATGAAGATGTTTATTATGCTTTTTTAAGTTTTAACAATGATTCTGATTTACAAAGATATACTGATTCAGATGGTATTGACGAAGATGCTGAATTTGTAGGTGGATCAAATTCAACATTCAACGCAGATGACAAAGCATATTATTTGCAACATTCTATTACAGCTCACAAATTACAAAAAGGAAATATTACTAGAGTAATACCTAGAGTAAACTGGACTAATGGTACTAGATATTATGTTAACAATTATGTTATGGTATCAAGTGTAATAAGAGGTATTGCAAATTTAAACGTATATAAAGTATTGCATTATCCAAATGCAGTAAGTGCTGTTGCACCATCAGGAGATCAATCTACACCAATAACAACTTCTGACAAATATGTTTGGCAATATATGTATACTATCAATGCTTCTGATAGTTTAAGATTTGTTACTGATAACTTTATACCTGTACCTGAGAGAATCAAAGACAATGAAATATCTTCTTTAAATACAGGAACATCAAAGTATAAACAATTTCAAGTACAAAGAGACTCAGTTGTAGGTACAATTTATAATGTAACAATAAACGATAGTGATTGGGAAGTTTGGGCAAAAGACAACTATGGATCATTTTCAGATATTCCATCGTCTATAACATTAAGTGCAGAAAACTCTACATCAAATACACCTTCTAAAGTTTTTGCAGGTACAATAACTAAAAACGATAGTGAGTTTACATTTAACTTAGTTACAAATGGTGCTGGATATAGTGAAGGTACAAAAATTAAAATTGGTTCTCTTTCACCAAATGGATTATCATCAGATGTGTCTCCAGGCATGGGTCATGGAACTAATGCTCCTTTAGAACTGGGTGCAAAACATGTTATGATAAACATAAGAAATGTTCCAGACGAAGAAGTAGTTAAGTTTGCGAGAAACAATTTTAGAATGGTTACGCTGATAAGAAATCCTATAGACAATGCTACATTAAAAACAGCTAAGAATGATTTTTATATTACGTGTAAATCATTTATAGGAAGTGATTCTGATGGTGGTAATACTACTTTCAACATTGGAGATATTGTTTCTACAGCAGATATTTCAGGTAATAATTATGATGATACAACAGCAAAAGTAGGAAGAATTGTAGCTGTAGATGTAAATAAAAAAGAATACTTTTATGTAAATTTAGGTAAAGTAAAAGATAATAAATCTTTTGCAGTAGATGATTTAGTTAAAGTTGTTACAACAGATGGAACAGTATCTGGTAATCCTTTATCTATTTCAAGCATTAACAATAGACAAATATTATACAATTCAGGTGATATTTTGATTAATGATATTAAAGCAAATAATATTAGAAGAGCAAAAGATCAAATAGAATCGTTTAATTTTATCTTAACTTTTTAGTATAAATACAACATGGCAAATATTGATTTAAATATATCACCTTATTTTGATGATTTTGATGAAACTAAAGACTTTTTAAGAGTTTTATTCAGACCTGGTTTTCCTGTTCAAGCAAGAGAACTTACTACAGCTCAATCAATTTTACAAGAACAAATAAAAAGGTCTGGTGACTTTTTATTAAAAGATGGTGCAAGAGTTACAGGTGCTAAAATTGACTTTGATAAAAAAGCAAATAAATTAGAACTTACTGGTTCATCAAATGCATCCTTTCCAGCTTCTAGTGCAAGAGCAAGTTCTATACTTTCTAATATTGAAAACTTAGAAAACTTAGTTATTTCAAATACAGAAGGTACAGTAAAGGCTATTGTAATGTCAAGTCCAACAGGTACTATAAAATCAAACAATGTTGGAAATCTATACATAAAATATATTACAGCAGAACAATTTGATACCGGTGGTGGTTACATTTATGCTACTATAGCTGATAATCCAACTTTGTCTTCAGAATTATATAATACTTTTTCTTCAACTAGTCCTTGTTCATTAGCACACATAGAAGAAGGTGTTTATTATGTTCAAGGTTTTTTTACAAGAGTAGCTCAACAAACTGTTGTAGTTGATAATACAACAACATCACCAAGTGTTAAATTAGGTTTTACAGTTTCAGAAACATTAGTTACTCCTAATAATGATACAAGTTTGTTTGATAATGCAAGAGGATCTTCTAATGAAGGAGCTCCAGGAGCACATAGACTACAACAATCATTATCATTTGGAATAAGATCACTTACTGCTGATACAGATCCAAACTTTTTTGAGGTGATGACGATACAAGAAGGTATTGCAATACAACAAACTTCAAAAACAGATAATATTGGTGGTGGTTTAGCAAAAGCATTTAGTAGTAGATTGTATGAAACTTTAGGAAGTTATCAAATTACTCCTACAATATTAAACTTTAATTATACAGATAGTGATTCAACTTTTGCATATACACTTGATAGAATTATAGCTTATGTAAATGGAGAAAGATTTTCAACTGCTGGTAAATCAAATTTAGTAGCACCAAAATCTTTGAACACTGAAAGAATAAACAGTCAGTCTGTAACGCTAACAGGTGTGCCTTATATTAACGTTGATATAGAAGTTAACAGCGCACTTCCAGGTTTTGTAAGTGCAACTTCAAACAATCCTCATTTACATACAAACAGATTGTTATTACAAGATTCAGATAATAAAACTTATGGTTATGCTAGAGCATATGGTATAGGTAATATTGGTCCTAACGACACAAGATTATATCTTTATGATGTACAATTTTTTCAAAAGTTGACTTTACAAGGTGCGCCTGCTACATTAGGTATTGGATATAATATTAAAACTGTTAATGATACAAGAGCTTATTATACAGAATTAGAAAACACTGCAGCTGCTTCAGACTCAGATTGGTTACATGATTCTGAAATATTTGTTATTGATTATAATAGAAATTTTAGAAAAGGTCAAGTAATTACATCTAACGTAGATACAACTTTTAAGAAAACAATTGATAATGTAACAACTTTTGACTGGTCAAATATTACATATATAAGAGGAAAGTCAGGAACTTTTTATGCAAAAATAAAAAGTAATAGTAAAATACAAAACGACAATAGTCAATTAATAGGACAAGTACCAGGTATTGTTAGAACAGCTAGAGACAATGGTAAAGTATTTGATAATGATTTTGAATTGTTGATGCCTAATCCTCCAACAATATCTGCAACAGGTGGAACTATTGCTATTACTCCACAACCATCAGATACTTTCTTTTCAACAGCAACTGCTAATGGTGATTATCAAAGAACTAGAATTGATGATGGAAATGAAATTACTAAAAAATTAAAGTATGCATATTTAAAAATAAGAAACGGAGCAGGAAGAACAACTTCAATAAATTATGGATGGACAACTAATGATAGAGAGATGACTTTAATATATTCAGATGTTCACAAAATTCAAGGTTTATCTCAAGGTACTGTTAATAATGAATTCTCACATTTTGATCAAATAGATATTAATATTGCTGGTGGTGGTATTATTCCTCAAGGTTCTGTAATAATTGGAAATACATCAAGAACTGTAGCAGTTGTTGCACTTTCAAATACAGATGTAAATCAGGTAGAATTATCTGATACAACTGGTTATCATACATCTAGATCTGGTACTGGATCTCCAACAGTTTTAGAAATAATTAAAAGAGATGATACAAAAAACTTTATTGCAAATGAACAATTATTAATTTTGACACCAAATGATAAAGATCCTTTTAACAATGTAGTAACATTTTTTGGAAATAGATCAACTATTATTACAAATACAACAGAAGGTTTTGGTAATAGAGTTGAGTTACAATATTTTGTTGATGATGGACAAAGAGATCATATATATGAAACTGGTAAGTTAATAAGAAAACAATTAATAGATCCTCCTACATCTGGAGATCTCACGGTTTTCTTTTCTTATTATGATGATGAAGATACTACAAATAAATTTTATTATAGTGCAGATTCATATTCTACAGGTGGTTACAGCAAATCAAATCCAGTTTATAAAAAAGGTTCAACACCTATAAGAGGACAACAAGTTGTTAATGGTATCAATAGAAAAAATTTAATTGACTTTAGAAAAAAATTACAAGCTCACACAACAACAAGTCAAAATCCATTTGTTTTCAATCATAAAGTTTTTAATAACAGAACAAGTATACTTCCTGGAGTTGGTAATAGCTTTAATAGTAGATCTAAATTTACTTTTACGTATGATGAATATTTAAGTAGATACGATATATTATATATTAACTCTGGTGCAAATAAACAAATAAGTAGACTTGGTGGTTTACCTTCTAGAAATCCTGAAGTTCCTAAATTTGATTCGTCTCTAGGACTAAAACTTGCAACAATTAAAGTACCAGGAGCTTTTAAAACTTTTGATAGACTAAAAGTTACTATTGAAAAAAATAAAAATTTTACTATGAGAGACATCGCTTCAATTGAAAGTAGATTAAAAAATCTAGAAAATGTTGTCTCTTTATCATTTCTTGAAACTCAAGCACTTGCTGAAGATGTAAATGATAGAACTAAATTAGGTTTTATTGTAGATGACTTTACAACTAAAACTGATGATGTAGTTCAAAATTTGTTACTTTCAACAGCTTTTGCATCAAACAAAGACAAAACTTTAAGACCAAGATCAGTAGCTACAACTGTTGATATGGAAATTTCTGATAGCACTAATGATGGATTAAGAAACAAAGGTATTGATCCTTTTTACTTTAATAATGGATTTATTACTAAAACTTATACTCAATTTCCAAATGTTGAAAATGGAGACAATGAATATGTTTCTCAGCTACAAGCATCAGGAAGTATAAGAATTAATCCTCACTCTACTTCTGTTTTTACAGGATATATTACATTAGATCCTCCTAGAGATACAACTAGAGTCAAAGCAAATAGAAATATAAAAAGATTTATCATTGATAGAGAAGGATTAGAAAATGACTCTGATGTTACGTTACAAGAGTTTGAAACTAATGTTAAACCAGTTCCAATGTCTGACACATGGGCAGGTGAATGGGAAAATTTAGGTGATGTAAGTACAGCAAGTTCTGAACAAGGCAATGTTGTTGTTACAGTAAAAACTCAAGCACAAATTAAAAATACATTCCAAAAACAACTTGTTACTAGAGATAAGGCTTCTACATTTGCAAGAGAAGATACATTCATAGATGTAAATGCTTTTGTACCATCAAGAGAAGTTATTTTTAATGTTGAAGGATTAAAACCAAATACTACACACAATGCATTTTTTGATCAAAGAGATGTAACATCAAACTGTATTCAAGCAGATGATACAAGTGGTGATCTTACATTTATTAATAGTACAGTAGGTGTATTAAGAACTGATGAACTTGGTTTAATAAGAGGTAAATTTACAATACCACCAGCAATATTTAAAACAGGAACTCATATTTTTACGTTAAAAGATAGTACTGGAATATCAATTGCAAAAGCAAAATATATTGCAGGAGCAACTTATGATGTTGGTACATTATCAAAATTTAGAACTGAAGGTATTGAAGACGTTGTAGTTGATACTGAAGCTAGAGTTAAAACATTTGATACTGTCATTACTTATAAAGGAAATGTTGTAAAAACTGATAATAGTGAACAAGTTTGGGGTGAAGATACTCCAGGTGTATCACAAATTTCAGATTACATGGATGACATACACTCATCTAATATGATATCTGATCCTTTTGAACCTGCTTCAAATGGAACAATTGACTACAGTGATTTTTCAGTTGCTAACAGTTACACAGGACATGATGGAATTGATGGACATGTTTCAGCTGTAGCAAATGATGTAGGTAGTAGTTACGCTGACGATACAAGTTATTCTCCACCATCAACAAATAGTATTTATAGTAATGATGCAAATGATAGTGGAAATAGTGATGGTGATGGACATGATGGTACTGATGGCGGTTTTGGAGGACCTGATAATGATACTGATCACGGAGGAACTTAATGATAGGTAGTATTGCACAAACTTTTACATTACCAGGAGTTTTTGCTCAAAGTTTAGGCTTTGATTCTAATGGTGTTCCTTTCAAACAAAATACAAGTAACAACGATAACTCAATAGCAGTAAGAGATGCATGTTTTGTTACAGCTGTAGATTTGTTTTTTGATTATGTTGATCTAAATGCAAATCAAAATTATGTTAGAGTTGAAATAAGAAATACAAGAGCTGATGGAACTCCAGGAGATGTAGTAGTTGGTTACTCATCAAAATTTTTAACTGACAGTGATGGATCAGCTGTAGGTAGAGCTGTTGCTTCAACAAGATCAAATTTTAGATTTAACTCTCCTGTATATCTTTTAGCTAATAAAATTTATGCATTAGTTGTAAAAACAAGATCTCCTCTTACAAGTTTATATGTTTCTGAGTTAGGACAATCAGACATTACTGCTGGTAAAGGAGGACTTATTAATAGACCACCTGTTATTGGACAAGCTGGTGGAACTTTATATACATCTGATAATAGCTTTACATATACTGCAAACCCAACTAAAGATATGAAATTTAGATTATACAAAGCTAAATTTGACACTTCAACAAATGAATTTAGTTTAAAAAGTAAAACATCAAAATTAGCAATCAATATTGGTAAACACAGTGATGGATTACCAATAAGAGTATTCAAACATTCTCCATATGTTTTAATAAAACATGCTAATCATGGTATGTATGGAGCTAATCAAAAAGTAGTTATATCAGGAGCAATAGGTCCAAATGGAACTGATAATATTGGAGGTGTTCCTGTAAGTGAAATTAATAATCAAAAAGATGCTGCTTTAGATGGCTTCGTTAATTCACATGAAGTGTTGTTTCCATATCAAGATGGATATTTTATTAAAGTAACAAAAAATGCTACAGCAAATGCTGATGGAGGTGGTTATAATGTATTAGCTACTTCTAATTTACAATATAATAATTTATACTCAAACATTAATGCAATTACAAATGAATTTACAAGAGTTGATGCTAAAATTAAACAAACATCTGGAACTACATTAGATAATAAAATTATTAACAGATTAAAAGTTTTAGATACTACTTACAAAGATTATAGAGCATCTGGTGTAAAGGATGATAATTTTACACACATTGAAGTAGATAAAAATAATTATTATGATAAACCAAAGATTGTTCAGTCTTCAGTTAACTCAACTTTAAATTCATTGGATATGAATATAATAATGAATACAGCTAATGAAAATTTTTCTCCAGTAATTCCAGTTGAATCATCTTCGTTTGGTATTGTTAATAAAATTAAATTACTTAGAAACAAAACTGGTATAAGTCCAGATGATTCTGATGTTGAAAACTTTTACAGTGATTTCAATATTTTAAGAGCTAATGATAGTGATTTGTTAAACGAAAATGATTCTGAAAATGATGATAAACAACAAAAAGTATCTTCATACTTATCATCACTTTATTCTGCGTCTAATGATCACAGTGATTATATTACAAAAACTACAAGTTTAGAAACTCCTGCAGATACTTTGATTGTTAAATTTTCAGCTGATATGAATCCTTCTAACATTATTGAAATTGCTTTTAAAGCAAAAAGATTAGGAGATTCAAAAAACATTGATGATCAACCATTTGAAAATTTTAAACTTAACCAATTTATTAACGAAACAAATTATGGGGAATTTAATTCAGGTGAAGACTTTAGAGAATACTCTGCAGAACATAGTGTTGGTGAAGATTTTTCAGACTTTATTGTAAGAATTAGAATGAAAACAAAGAACGAAGCATTTGTTCCAAGAATAAAAAATTTAAGGATAATAGCAGTTGCATAATAATTTAAAAAGAATAAACGGAGCAATAATTAATATTGATCCATCTGTCAAAAATAAAATAAGGATTAGAAAAGAAAAAGAAAAAAGACTTGATATGATGGAAGAAAAATTAAATAAGATAGAAAACTTATTAATAAA